AAAGCCGGACGAAGCCCGGCGGCGAATCGTCCAGCTTGTCGGAGACGTACCGCGGATCGAGCTGTTCGCAAGAGACCGGGCCGACGGCTGGGACGCCTGGGGCGATGAATGCCATGGAGAATGAACACCGAGGAGGTGAAAGCATGAAATTCGGGAAAGCCTTTGCAATTTTCGCAAACATCGACAGCCCGGATTATACCGACGAGGAGAAGGGGGCGGCCATCCTCCAAATTTTGAAGATGGAGACACACAACAGCGTCCCCAAGGCCGCCATGCTCAAGGTCATCGACTACCTTTTGCGCCTGGCGTTCGACGTGCCGGAGCCGGGAGGGGACGACCATGTATAAAAATACAGAGGGCTACGCAGACCCCACAGCTGGGGAGGCCATGGCGAACATCGGACGGGAGGAGCGGCAGCGCGAGGCGGAACGCCTCGCGGCCATCGGAGACCTCATGCCTATCATCCGGCAGACGGCGGCCCTGGCCGGCTTCGAGATCGTCAACCGCATCACCTTCCGGGACAAGGCCACCGGCAGGGAGTACAGATAGGAGGCGGGCAAATGGGGAAGCAAATCACCGTCACAATGCAGATACCGGAGAATGAGACCGCAAAGAGGATCGCCGACCTGTTCATGGGGCGGGAGGAAGTTTCCTTCATGCGGGACATCGCCCCCATACTCTTGGAAGAATACATATTTCAGGAATTGGACGAACGCATGTATATGAGGGCGGAGCAGGACATCATCAGGGCCCTCGAAATCGCAGGGTGGGCCGGGTATAACATGAAGGGCGTCCCCCGCTTTGGCGGGACCATGGACGGGACGCTGGCCGTGGTAGATTGGATATACACGCGGATGAAATGGGTATGACAGGAACCAAAAGGAGGACACACGACCATGATGAACAAATCAGAAATTGATTGGTGCGACTTTTCCTGGAATCCAGTCACGGGCTGCCGCCGGGGGTGCGAATATTGCTACGCCCGGAACCAGGCCCGCAGGTTTTCCGGGGACGTGCGCGTCAACGTCACAGACCCGCAGATTCACGCGGAGGACGGCCCAGCCGGGAAGATTTACACCCTCCCGCAGCCGTTCAAAAACAGCCGCGGCACGACGATCCCCCACCCCGCCGGCTTCGAGCCGACCTTCCACGAATATCGCCTGGGGGACCCGGCCAGAAAGAAAAAACCCGCCTCCATTTTCGTGTGCAGCATGGCCGACCTGTTCGGCCCGTGGGTGCCCGACGAATGGATCGCCCGCGTGTTTGAGGCGTGCAAGGCGGCCCCATGGCACAATTACATGTTTTTGACCAAATACCCGGAGCGATACGCCGCCCTGGCGAACGCCGGGAAGCTCCCGCGGATTACCGATTGCCCAAATTTCTGGTATGGCACGACGGTCACAAAGGCCGGGGACATGGCCTTCACGCCGAGCGTGACCTTCAACACGTTTTTGAGCATCGAGCCCATCAGCGGGAGCCTGGACGCGGGCCTGGGCAGCTTCGGCGGTGCCCGTTGGATCATCGTGGGAGCAGAGACCGGCAACCGCAAGGGGAAGATCGCCCCGGAGCGCGCCTGGATCGAAAACATCATCGAGGCGGCCGCCATCACCCACGCCTCGGTCCTTTTGAAAGACAGCAATGAACTCCGGGCCGTTTGGGGCGACGACCTGATCCAGGACTTCCCCCCGGAGCTCCGGCCCATGCCGGAGGACAACAGCATCCCACACTGTAAAGAGTGCGAGGAGGCCGTCCGGGAGGGCCAGGGGAAGCGCGGGGAGAAAATCACCTGCAGGGCGACCGGGAAGCACGCCCGCGGCCGATACACCCGCAGCAGCCCGCCGTGGTGCCCAAAACGCAGAAAGGACAACGCAGAATAGGAGGATTTACCTATGGACAGCAGAGAGAGCCCCGGCATCGCAGCCGGTCAGATCGCCGTCGTTGGCGTGCGCATGTTGGACATAGCCATCGAAAAGGGCGTCGCCGCAGGCGTCAAGGCCGCGACCGACCGCATTGAGGAGGAGCGCAAGAAGGAGCGCAAAGGCCGCTACGACCGCCGCCTCCACAATACCCGCCTGTTGTTGAAAAATTACCGGGTATTGAAGCACCACGCCCTCGACGCTGTCCACACCGGGGCGCGGGCCAATGAGGTCATCAGCGAAAACGCGGTGGACATTTTGGACGACCTTGAAAGCATGGGCTTCCGCAAGGTCGACGACCGCCTCTACATTGAGAGCATCAAGCGGAGCCAGCAGCGCACGCGCATCATCATCGAGCACATCGACGAAATGCTGCGGTATTGGCGGATTGATTGCGAACAGAGCGGCCGGGAGGAGGCCCTCCGGCGTTACCGCATCGTGGTCGACACGTACATCAGCGACGACCAAATGACGGCGGAGGAGCTGGCCCAGCGGGAACACATCGAAAAGCGGACAGTATATAAGGACATCAAAGCGGCCATGCGGCCGCTGTCCGCTCTTATTTTCGGCATTGACGGCATAAAACAGGAATAAATGCAGGTATGGCCCAGGGCGGAGCCGCAGGGCACTTTTTGGGCATTTACAGGGCAATAAGAACGTGTTAGAATTGGGAGGATGAAAAATGCCAAGGAAACATGACCACATCGACTACGAGACCAGGGCGACCCCGCGGCACATGACCGCGGACGGCGTCCCGGTTTTTTGCGCTTATGACGCCATCGTCCCATTGGAGGAGCTGCGGCCGAACCCCGGCAACCCGAACCACCACGGAACGGACCAAATCAAACGCCTGGCGTCCGTCATCTGGGCCACCGGCTGGCGGAACGCCATCACAGTCAGCAGGCAATCCGGCATGATCGTCAAGGGGCACGGGCGCATGGAGGCGGCCCAGCTTGCCGGCATGTCGGAGGCCCCGGTCGAATACCAGGATTATGACAGCGAGGCGGAGGAATGGGCCGACCTGATCGCCGACAACCGCCTGGCGGAGTTAAGCACCCTCAACACCGGGGAGCTGTTGGAAATGGTCAACGAAATCGACACCGGCGTCGTCCCGTTGGAAATGACGGGCTACACCCAGGAGGACATCGAGGCCATCATCGCGGCCATGGGCGGAGAGGGCGACGCGGAGGACGACGGGGCCGACGACGTCGACGCCGTGGGCACCGGCTACATCCCCATGACGAAGCCGGGGGACATCTGGCACGTTGGTCAGCACCGCGTTATGTGTGGCAGCGCAACCGACGACGCGGCCGTCGACCGGCTCATGAACGGGGAGCGGGCCCAGCTGGTCCACACCGACCCGCCCTACGGCGTTTCATATGAAACCCAAAGCGGCAAGTTTGGCATGATTAAGAACGACGACCTGGACGCCGACGCCCTCATGCAGCTGTTGACCCCGGCGTTCAAGAATTACGTCCGATATACCGACGCAGACGCGGCCTTTTACATTTGGCACGCATTCACAGCCTTCCGGGACTTCGACGACGCCATGACGGCCGCCGGGATCATGAAAAAGCAGTACATCATCTGGTGGAAGCCGGCGCCGGTCCTTGGTCATGCAGATTACCAATGGGCGCACGAGCCCTGTTTTTACGCCCAAAAGGCCGGGGAGCAATGCCGCTTTTTCGGCGACCGGGCCCAGCGCACGACCTGGAAAGTGGTCCTGCGCGGCCGGGACGGCACCGCCACCACCCTGTCCGGGGGCGTGGTATTGACCGACGGCCAGGGCGGCAAGGTGTACCTGGCCAGCACGCCGCCAAAGGGCAAGAAAATCAGGTACATCCGGCTCAGTGAGGGCCGCAGCGTCACGCTGTACCCGGAGAACAAGCAAACCACCGTCTGGGAGGTAGCGCGGGAGACCAAAACCGAGCACCCCACGCAGAAACCCGTCGAGATACCGCTCACAGCCATCACCAACAGCAGCGAGACCGGCGACCTGGTCATTGATTTCTTCGGCGGCAGCGGCAGCACCTTGATCGCCGCGGAAATGGCCGGCCGCAGGTGCTACACCATGGAACTCGACCCCAAATATTGCGACGTCATCGTCAACCGATACGTCAAGATGACCGGCAACCTGGGCGTCACGTTGGAGCGCGACGGGGAAATGTTGCCGTATGGGCCCATTAAGGACAAAAACGACCTCGACAACGGGGTCGAATAATACAGCATGGAGAGGGCGGCCGCCGGGGCCGCCCTTTTTCATATACACGCCACCAGGAAGGAGGGGGAGCAATGGCAAAGGATCAGCAGGACCGGGAGCTGTGGGAACAGCAGCCGGGGGAATCGGGCACCCTGTTCGCCCATTTCGTTTTTTATCGGGATATGCGCTACCCGAAAGTTACCAGGCAGGTCAAAGACGAGGACGGGAAGATTAAAAAAACCACCACAGAAACGGTCATGGACGGCACCGTACCCTATGAGAAGCGGAGCCTGCGGAAAACGGCAGAGGCCCTGGGTATGAACAAGCGGACCATCGCCAACCAGAGCGCCAAATGGGACTGGGTCAGGCGTTGCGAGGCATACGACGCCCACGTCGACCGCATGAACCGGGAGGCCAACGAGGCGGCCATCCGCAAGATGAAGCAGGACCACGCCCTTCTGGCCCAGCAAATGATCCGCAAGGCCACACGCCGCCTCCTCACAATGCCGGACGACGAAATCAGCGCGGCGGAGCTGGCCCGCATCGTGGACGTCGGGGTCAAGGTGGAGCGGTTGAGCCGCGGAGAGAGCACCGAGAACCAAGCCGTCACACACACCGGGGAGGTCGAGGTCAAGAGGGACGCCCCCCTGGATTTGTCGGTCCTGTCGAATGAGGAGCTCGACCAATTTGAGCGCTTACTTGAAAAAATCGGCGGCACTTCGGGAGGTTGACCCGGCCCATGCGCTGGCCGAAATCCGGCGCGAAAAGGCGGAGCGCAACCTTTCCGATTTCATCCGGCAGGCGTGGCCCATCATAGAGCCCGGCACCGAGTACGTCCACAACTGGCACATTGACCTCATCAGTGAGTACATGGAGGCCGTGAACCTGGGGCAGATAAACCGCCTGGTCATCAACATGCCCCCGCGGCACATGAAAAGCATCCACGTCACCGTCTGCTATCCCGTGTGGACGTGGATCAAGCACCCCGAAAAGCGGTTTATCAAGGTCAGCTATTCCGACAATTTGAGCCGCAAGCACAACGTCCTTTCCCGTGACATCGTTTTGTCGCCATGGTATCAGCGGACCTGGGGCGACTGCTTCGCCCTCAAGGACGATGTCAACCGTCAAAACGAATTCAAGAACAACCGGCAAGGGATGATGTTTTCCACATCCATCGGCGGCGCGTTGACAGGTGAGGGCGGCGACGTCATCATCCTGGACGACCCGCAGAACCCCCTCCAGGCCAACAGCGAAACAGAGCGGGAGGGGACGATCAGCTTTTTCAAGAACACGCTACAAAGCCGTTTGAACAACCCGAAAACCGGCGCGTTCATCATCGTCATGCAGCGCCTCCACGAAAAGGACCTGACCGGCCACATCATAGCGGAGGATTTGGGCTACACCCATTTGTGCCTCCCCGCAGAGGCCCCGGAGCACACAGTCGTCACCTTCCCCATCAGCGGCCAGGAGATCATCCGGGAGGAGGGCGACGTCCTCAACCCGCAGCGTTTCGACCGGGAGGTTTTGGCCGGGCTCAAAAAGAGCATGGGCTCCCTGCAGTACGCCGGGCAGTATCAGCAAGTCCCGGCGCCGGCGGAGGGCGTCATTTTCAAACGGGAATGGTTGCAGAATTTCTTCCGCCCGGAGGCGGCCCCCCACCAAAACATGTTGATCCAGTCGTGGGACATGGCCTTCACCAAATCGGAGGGGTCGGCAAAGGTCGCCGGCTTCGTCATGGGGCGCAGCGGTGCCGACATTTACGTGTTTGACCTGGTCAATGAGAAAATGACCTTCACCGAGAGCGTGGCGGCCGTGCGGACGTTGTCCGGGAAATGGCCCAAAGCCCGCGCCAAGGTCGTCGAGAACAAGGCCAACGGCCCGGCCATCGTCGACCTGTTGAAAAAGAAGATTGCCGGCATGGTCGAGTTTAACCCAAAGGGCAGCAAAGAGGAGCGGGCCCTGTCCACGACCCCGTATTTTGAGGCGGGAAACATTTTCCTGCCCGACCCATCGACGGCCCCATGGGTCCACGATTTGATCCAGGACCTTCTCATGTTCCCCAAAGGGGTATACAAGGACGACATTGACGCGCTTGTCCAGGGCATTTTGTACCTCATGGACAAGCCCAGCATGACCGGCCCGCCCAGCGACGACAGCGCCCTTATCAAAGAGAGCTATTGGACGCGGCGGCGGTGATTTTCGGAAAAGGAGGAGAAGCAAGTGGCAAATAGTTATGGTATGCGAGAGCTCGGACGCCTCGGTCAGCGGCGCTGGGGCGGCGCATTTTATGAAGAATTTCTGCCGGAGCTGCGGGGCAGACGCGGCATGGAGGCATACCGGGAAATGTTGGATAATGACGACATCATCGGGGCCATCATGTACGCCATTGAGTTATTGATCCGGCAGGTCGACTGGGACGTGGCGCCCGGCGGGCCCACAGAGGCCGACAGAGCCGCGGCCGATTTCGTCCGGGAGTGCATGGACGACATGAGCGACACGTGGACGGACACCGTCAGCGAAATCCTCTCGTTTTTGCCGTATGGGTGGAGCGCCCACGAAGTCGTGTATAAACGGCGCTGTGGCATCAGCCGGAACCCGCAGACCAACAGCAAATACACCGACGGCCTGGTTGCGTGGCAAAAGCTCCCCATCCGGGCCCAGGAAACCCTTTATCAATGGGAGTATGACGGGAACGACAACCTGACGGCGTTGATCCAAATGCCCCCGCCCGATTATGAGTTTATCACGATCCCGGCGGAGAAACTGCTGTTTTTCCGCACGAAAAGCCGCAAGGGCAACCCGGAGGGGCGCAGCATCCTCCGCAACGCATACCGCGATTGGTATTTCA